GTTTAACGACGGTTCCGCCAGTTTCGCGGATCGTCCTTCCGTAGGGTAGGTACTGGTTATACTTTCCCTCATTCTCCATCTTGAGGTCGGAATAGGTCATCAAGATGGGCGCTCCGCCATGAGCAGTAAGCCACGAATTGAATCGCGCGCGAACTTTATCATAGGCATCCTTGCTAACGTGGAACCACAAGCGCAATGCGGCATCCATGTTGACTCGCGTAGCAGCTAACTTCGATATAGAATGGTCTCGAATGAAAGCATGCACTTCCGCAAGCACCTCAATTTCAAGGCGCCAATGAACAAGGCGCCCCTCAACCCAGGGGGTGCTGCGGAGAATAGAGTTCTGCTTTACATGTGGGGTGAAAGCAGCTCCTTTCTGCGCGGGTGTCGTTTCTTGCCCGAGGGCGGCAATACACTTCTCCTGATGGAGATTGTCATAGGATTCTTCATCCGTAGACGTAGTGTAGTCATCCCCGTATACAAAGCCCGACACAGTTTCTTCGTACAAATCCCACACATTACCCATCTTACCAGTGTTTTTGTACCACTGCAAGAAGCAATAATGCTGGTTGTTGAGACCAACAACACAATTGAAAGGCGTGGTGATAAAACCACCAGAGGTGTTTCCAAACCAGCGCATGTAAACTACAACTCCAAACATATGTAAACATAATGTTTGGGTACGGAGAGCGGCGAGGAAAGTAATATCAGATTCATTACTTCCTCCCCACTAACGTATGTTTTGCATGAGCGGTAAGATAACATCTTCATTCGCAACTTGCGTTTGATCCGGTTGGATCGTAGCATCATAGTTGCGATAATCGCCTTCGTTCTTGTGCTTGTGGGCTTCAAGCGAAGTATAGACTGCAGCTCCTTCTGAGCAATTTAGGTCCACTCCATAAAGGGTTCCATTCTTGATGCGCCCGTACTTAACAGCAACGGGAAACCAAAACAAGATCGTTTTGACAGCAAGAAGAACAAGAAACTCATAACAGGAAGTGTTCCTTGGTGGCTTAATAGGGGGTCGCAGCTCAACTTTGCCGTTGTCTACAACAACAGGTAGGGGCATTTCACCTCTGCGCATCTTCTCCAAGATGTCAAGATAGAGCGGAACAAATTCTTGTTTCAACTGCCATTCTCCAGGGTGTATTTCATCACAGAAATCACTTTTGCCAGGTTTCCCAGGCAAGCTCGGACGATATCCGGCGGAGGTGGTCATGTCGATACCAGGAACATCAAGTTCAGGAACTCCATTCAGGACTTGGTGGAGAGTAGGAATGAAGAGTCGATCACGAAACTTTTGGTCGAGAGGGCCAAGCAACTTTGTGAGAGTATGCTCGGCAGCTCGCTTATAGTCTTCGATCGTTTCTTCTTTCATGATGACAGGGGTGAGAGGCATCTTACCCAGAGCACGAACGGGATCCCTCAGGTCAACAGGAACGCGACCAGGAGGTGGAACTATAACAGTCTGCTTGGTAGCAGCGTCATAGACTTCAAGCCCGATAAGAGCATCATACGCAGGAGAGCGTTTGATGTCATTCTTGAGGTTTTGGTTGGC